GGGGGAGGCGGCGTCACTTCAGTAGCTTTAACCGTTCCTTCATTCCTTTCAGTCTCGGGGTCTCCAGTCACCTCTAGTGGCACGTTAGCAATTAGTCTATCTGGTACAGCCCTCCCTGTAGCAAACGGAGGTACAGGCGGTACTTCCTTTGCAGGAAACGGAGTGGCAGTGTTTAATTCTGGAGGCACTGCTCTTACGAGTGTTGCCCCCGGAACTGCTGGGAATATCCTTACCTCTGTTGGGGGTGCATGGGTATCAGCATCAGCAGGCGCGGGTCTTTCTTATCCTTTACTCGCTCCTATGGGGTCTAATTCAGCTCCGAGCTATAGCTTTGCTTCTTTCACCAATACTGGAATGTATTCTCAAACGGGCGAAGGCGGTTCACTGGACTTCGCGGTGCTAGGGAATGATACCTGGAGAATAGACACCACTGGAAATCTATTGTCTATCTATGGTGGTAATATTGGGAATAACTCTTATACCAATACCGCGCCTCCACAGATATTTGCAGGAACGGGGTTCTTTAGTCCCTGGATTGAGATGCGTACGGATGATAATGCGGTTGTTGGAACAACTAACGGTATTATCCGGCTATCAGCAATGACTGCTGGGGTGCAAGGATACGTTGCATCTACTAATAATACCAACTGGACACTTACGGCTCCGCAGGCCTTTGGTATAGTGGTGACGGATGATAGTGGGTACGGGGTGTTTTCCGTTGGAAAGCACTACAATGTCAATTCTGAGACTACAGCTTTGTGGATTGGCCAGCCGGGGGCTACATCTACTGGTGCGGTGAAGGTTGCTCTATTATATGCCTATGACAACGTAGCAGACATAGGTATGTCTACAAACTATAGGCCTAGAAATATCTATGCTGCAACCAGTGTAGTGGCGCCGTCGCTTAATACCTCCAGCGGAGCACTAACGTTGGGCACTGGAGGAACAACTCAGTGGACAGTCAACACCACTGGAGTTTTGCAGAACAACGTAGCAGCAAGTGAAAGTACAGGAACTACAACAGTTATATTGGGAACTAATTCCCCCGCTTCCGTGGGGGGATCTCCATATACTTGGTTAGAGCTAAAAACATCAAACGGCACTACAGTATATGTCCCGGTCTGGCAGTAATATGAGCTATAAAACACTCGTAATGGCTATACTAGCGGTGTTCTTACCCATAAAGTCAGTTATCCTAGTAGTTCTTACTATAGTGGGGGTAGATCTTGTGTTAGGGGTTTGTGCGGCTAAGCGTCGTAATGAGCCCCTAACCTCTTCGGGATTTAAACGCACTATAATGAAGTTAGCGGTGTATGAGTCTGTAGTGCTCCTAGCCTTTCTTGTAGAACAGTATCTAACAGGAGACTTTGTCCCCATTGTTAAGATATTAAGCGGATATATTGGAATAACGGAACTTAAGTCATGCATGGAGAATATGGAAGACATAACTGGGGTGCCTATTCTTAAGGCTTTAATTGACAAACTATCAAAAGCGGGGCAGTAATGCAGTACAAAACCACCACAAATATCTTCCTTGTGTGCTTATTGTTACAGATTATCCAATCGCTATTCCCCCACTTCATTAACTTCCAAGCCCTCCAGCTATCGGATCTTATTCAATTACACACTATTCCTCGCTTCTTGATGGCAATCCTAATGCATATGTTTAGTCATGCGGGATGGAACCATATGTGGAGCAATTTCAGCATAGGGCTTCCTTGCATGCTATATATGGAGCATAAGCTAGGGTCTAAGATGCTCTCCTTTTACGTAATAATGGGCCTAGGAGCGCTTGGGATTGCTCTTTTGATGCCTATCCCCATGGACAGCCTAATCGGCTCGTCTGGAGCCATCTTTGGCTGTTTGGCAGCCTCTTGCTTGGCTTATCCCAATCGAAAGCTAGGGATGTTGGTGCTGTTCTTGTGGCTTGTCCCTGAGCTTATGGCCCTTTCCATTAGCTTATTGGGAGGAAACGTTAGTCATTCAGCCCACTTAGGGGGAGCTTTAGCGGCAATAATGTATTATCATATCCTGGGCCTGCCGAGGAAATCAAATGACAGCCGAAGACATCATAAAGCAATGCGAAGGGTGTAAACTCACTGCCTACACAGATTCGGGGGGGCGTGTAACGATTGGGTGGGGACATGCTTTAGACGTGTCTCTTGGGGACATTTGGACCCAATCCCAAGCCGATGCTTGCTTAGTCTCCGACATAAACAAGGTACAGGCACAGATTAAGTCTGTTGTGACAGTTCCCCTAACCGATAACCAACTCTCAGCCCTCACCTCATTTGTCTATAATCTAGGGATTGGTAATCTACAGCGGTCGGGGCTTCTTAAAATGCTTAATAGAGAGGACTATAGTGGGGCGGCGGACCAGTTCTTATTGTGGGATAAGATAGGGATGTATAAATCCCCCGGACTCCAGGCTAGGCGGAGCAAGGAACGAGCGCTATTTCTTGAGTAAGAACACAGCTGTTCCCCCCAAATACCCACCCACAAGTACCCACACATAAGCGGGAATACTCGACTTCTCCTCCTCCACTACCTCATTTTCCAACTTCTTTACAGCCTGTTTAAGGGCCACAATATCTTTATCCTGTTCAGCAGATAGAGCAAGACAGGCGGATAAAGGCTTATCGCAAGTAGTTTGTCCTACAGCACTTACTGTAAATAGACAAGTTAGTATTAAAGTAAACCGTAGCTTCATAGTGTTCCTTTATACTCCAATAAAGCCTGATTAAGAAGTTCCCTGAGATGCTCTAGATTAGAGTCCTCAGATGTCTGTGCTAAGTTGATTCCTTGCGACAACAAAGTTACCCTAGCTTTATGTAGGGCAGCGCCTTGTATTCGTAGCTTTATAGCCATAATCCCTATGATTGCAGCTAGAGTGACTAATAGAAATTGAGTAATAGTAAGTTTAATTCCATCAATATAAGCCAATGCTTTAGTGACTATAGTGCTCATGTTGGGGTTCTCTTTCTCATTTGATGAAACACTCCCTTAATTTCATTAGAAGGAAATTTAGACTTGAAGGGGATAAACACTTGTGTTGTATTATCCTGTTTAGACACTGCCTTCAAAGCCACTCTAAATGATTCCTTAATAAACCTCCAATTGAGGTAGGGGTTTTGGTGCTTAGCCAACTCAAAGGCTTCTTTTATTTCATTTTCAGTATAAGTCATTTTAATTCCTTAGGGTCAATAACATCTAAGATATAAGAACAATATGCACATACTTCCGTAGGATCGCCCGCATTTTGATAGATATATTTTAGATTATTAATCATTTCGGCCTTAAAATCAATAGCATAATCTAGCTGATCCATAATATTATTAAAAACTTTGAGTGGTATGGTTTTTGTCTTCTCTTTTTTAGTACTCATATTTGTATCTCCTGTGTTTTTGTGTCATAAAAGAAGCTAGGCTGGGCTTGATTCCAGCTGTGACTGGGGGGCGTTTAACCCCCAACCTCCGTTATACTATTAACGGACTCTATTTTGAGCTACAGTCATTTCCTTACAGAGTGTGTTCCGATTATAGGATCTCTCGGTCATCTCTTGCGTGTCCTCGGGTGAGAGGAGCGAATCTCTCGTTATTTGGCCCCGCATATAGGCACATTACCCTTCGGCTTTCTTTTGTAATCAAAAGAAGCCTCCACGCCGCTAGCTACAGATTTACAAACTTTGGTTTATTCCCTTTTTCAGCTAATCTCATTCTAACATATCCCTTACAGTCTTTACACTGATAAACTCTAAAAGAAGATATACTATAGTGCCGCATGCCTCTGCTATGCAACCTAGAAGAACCACATTTAGGACAACCGTCAGGTCGACCGGTAATCTTAGATATACTGGGATGATTATTAATCCAAGGCAACATCTTGTTGTAAATCTTTTCTAGAAGCACTACATCCTGTTTATTATAGTGAATCATATTCTTCCAGCTGGATACTTTATTAGCCATACAGCCAAGCCAAAGCTCAAACCCTTCATGTTTAGCCTTTTGTCCTAGTTTAAGGGTTTTACCCAGGTTGTCAAGACTATTGCTGTTGAAGTTAAAGTGGGCTTTAGCTACTTTCTTAGTGTCCACAGACCTATAGGGCTTAACTGGAGGAAAGCCCATTGCTATGAACCTAGCATTAGCTTTCTTATTATCAAACTGATCTCCGTTATGCGCCACTACAATATCAGCTTCATTGAGAAGCTTCCATAGAGCTTTTAGAAGGCTTTTATCAGTCTTATCCTTAAAGTCCTGCCTAGTAAGACAAGCTACTGGGGGTCCATCCTGCCACTTCCAGGCAAAGGATAGCAAAGACCACTCTTCTTTATAAGAGAGGACATTCTGCTCATACATACCCCAAACATATGCTAGATTTGGGGCTGTCTCTATATCATAAAATAGGATTTTAGGCTTACTCACTGCTTTAGCCTCCTCTAGCAAATAGTCATTAAAACTAGATCCTAAGTATTTATTCATTTTTGTCCCCCAGAGCGGGCTTTAAGAAAGGTCCATCCATTCTTCTTACAAACTGCCTCTAGCGTGCTATGTTCATCATCATCAATTACTACAACAGGCTTTCCTTCAGCAAGAATATGAATAGCTCTTTCTTTTAAAATAGCTGTATCCTCCCAATTACCAGTAGGACGCATTACAAGCTTAAGGCCATCAAGATGGCAAGAGTCAAGCCAATCTTGTGTAGTCTTTCGAAGTTTCTCTTCCCTAGAGGTAAGAAACACTACAGAATTAAATATAGACCTGTAAGCATCTCCCTTAGACAAACTAATACAGAGTTCCTTCATACCTATAACTAGTCTGTCGGTCTCAATCCCTGTATTAATAGCCTGCACCCACTTAGTGTACTCTGCTTTATTAGATCGGTCTGGTTCGGGCCCCGCTTTCTTAAAGCGTTTCGTGCCGTCTGCTACGGTACCATCAATGTCGATTACAAACAACATTAGTTAAAACCAGCCTTTCTCCAATAAGCATCCCAAATACGCTCCCATAAAAGACGTCGTTTATATCGTACTTTTATAGAGGGCAATACATATCTATGTTTTTGTCGCTGCAACATACCTATCATCCAATTCTGGGTGTGTTTTCTCAAACTCTAGTAAAAACATACATTCCGTAAACGCATGGGCAATATGACTTAGACCCGTTTCCGGGTCATTAGTTTCCCCTGCGTTGTAGGCAACGACATGGCGCATAATCGCTCCAAGTATCCGCGAATAACTAATACCTTTCCTCCAGTTGTGAGGCGAGTACTTCCTAGCACCAAAGGTAAGAACTTTGCCAAGTTGGAATAGCGCTTCAGAACTAATGAGTTCGAGGCGGACTTTGTCTTGGTCATGTTTTAGCCCTCCTTCGCTTGTTTTCTGTTCCGGTTTTACTGTAGTGGCAAGTGGGACAAAGGACTTGGTATCCCGTCTCTCTGCAGAGTAGTCGCTCCGAAAATAGGTCCCATGAATAGAATCCGCTGTTGGGGTCCACAACCGGGTTGATGTGGTCGAGTTGTTTGTCTTTGTTCCTAACTTTTTGTTTGCATTTGGCACAACTATATACTCCTCTTTCAAGTCTTGCTTGTTTAATAGCTTCATTTCGCCAAGGCCATCTAAATGATGCCCTCCTCAAAGAAGCTCGAATAAATTTAACCCGATAATTTTCAAACTCTTCGTCATCATAATTTAACCAATCTTTACTAACCATATATGCTTCTTACAAGTTGGTCAAGTGATTCTTCGGACTTTCTATCATTATAGGTCTTATTAACTTCTCCCACCCACCAGCGAGCATTAAACACACTCACTGAGGAGGATTTAAGCGCATATAGACAGCGGACTAGATGCTCGTGACGTTGTCCATTATCTTGTGGGGTGCTATTATACATTATTGACTTACTATCGAATATAGACCGATCTCCTCCATACACTTTATTTTCAGTGTAATCATATTGCTTTTCATTCTCTAGGATAGAAAAGTCTACTTGGACTGACTCTTTGCCTCCGACTTCAATGAGCTCTTTTTTAAGTCCAGTCTTCTCATGTATAGTGCCTGGCAAGCGAAACAAATGCAAGTGTGAGTAGATACTGGGATCATGCCCTTCGAATGTCTTTTCTGTCCACTTTTTGTCGAACAGAGGTAAAAGGTGACTAGGGTTACTATCCCGCAAAATACCAATATGTAGACCACGGCCCCCACTGCTATAACAAACATAATTAAGCTCCGTTCTCTCTTTAATCTTATTTAAAGCTTCTTTACCTGCTTCTTGTGTGTCAAAATCAAGCCACAAACGATCAGACCACACAATGCCTTTAAATCCTCGTATAGTGCCAGTATCTACGAGTGCATTGGCTGTGAACTCCTCTACACTATAAAGAGATGAAAACCCTGTCGTAATCTCTTCGGGTTTGCAGATAAATTCTGGTATCTTTGGGTACCACTTTCCAGGAGAGTAAAGAGAATAACAATAAACATCATTAAACTTCATATTTACTCCTCCGCCTTTAATCCCGCCAATGTGTGAAACTCTTTCATTTCCATCTTTATAGGCACACTTAACTCTAACTCATCATTTACTTTTTGTAAAGCTTCTTTATAGATTTCTTTAAGTTCATCACTTCTGTCTCTAGGGCATTGATTCGATGTTGAGTCATGGCAATCCAGAAGGATCGGTCGGATCTGGAGTCCTCTATTATTACAAATAGTATAAATATGCAGAACCCAATTAACCAATACATCATGGCCCCCAGACTGTATAAACCTATTAAACAAATCCTTATACTCGGGATTTGGTACTCTAATTATTCTACCACATGCGTTGACAAGATACCCTTGTTTCCGGTAAAGTTCTCTAAGTTGGTACTGGGTTTCAGCAACTTTTCTGAACTTTCTCCAATACTGTCGAACAAGAACATTAGCTTCTTCTGGGGTTGTGTGAATTCCTGCTGCAGAAAGATTTTTTGCCACTGTAAAGCCTGTTCCATTGTAGGAAACTGCAAGCTGAATAATCTTAGCAACCTTACGTTGTCTGGCAAAATGTTCTTTAATTGCTCCTGTAACTGGTAAACGTGGATTGTAAACATCTTTTAGCTCCTTATCATTTGGAAATATTTCTAGTGCCAAATCAAGATAAATGTCTCCAAGCCCGTCTCTAAATACCTTTAACATAGAGGGGTCATCACTATAGTGTGCCGTAAGTGTGGGCTCGATGGCTACTAAATCCGCATGTACTCCAGACCAGCCTTCATCACACTTAAAACACTGCATTATCTCTTTCTCCCCAAAAGGAGCATTAAGAAGATGCGGCTTAAACCCAGCTAACCGCCCCGATACAGTACCTGCAATGTTATACCTCGGATGATATCGGCCATCGGTAGAGTGCTTAAGGTATAGCTGCGTAAAGTTCGCCGTTAGTGTATTAATGTGTTCATACTTAAGGTAGGTTTGGAGCCCTTTTCTAGTCGTATTGTCAAGCGTTCCTCGGAGGACAGAAACGACACTATCTTCAGTAACTGCCGCCTTACCTCCAGGCGTAGTTTCTGTGATGGGGAGTCGAAGTTTATCATAGAATAGCTCTCTTTTGTGCTTATCCGAATTGATATTAAACCTCTCCCACTCTTCCGGGTTGTTAAGATAACGCGATCTATTGTACTCCCTTTTATAGACTGCTGCGTGCCGGTCTCTCCAGTCGGCTTCAATTTCCTGTAGTGTCCCCTGTAATTCTTTTCTGAAGTCTTTCTCATACTTCTCCTTATTGCTGTTCAGCTTATCATGAACAGTCTGCAATAGTGAATGGTCTACTGCAATGCCAACTTCTGTTCCCCGTTCCAGCAAAAGCTGGTACTCCATGGTTTTGCTAATCATCCAAGTGTAATCATTATCGCTAAACCAACGATGTAACCTACGGTATACAAGACTAGTTGCGATAGCATCGAGAGCTGCGTAATGCCCAAGAATTGGCAGAGAAGCAAGATAATGATCCCCGTTCCGTAAGTTACCTCCACGGGCTTCAACATTCCTTTTAAGTTCTTCATCATTGCTTTTCTCCCATCCAAGTAATTCTACCTGTGCATCCTTTAATCCATAAGGTCTAGGACCTTCAGGAGCGGAACTAAGATGCCACATAATTCGAGTATCAGCAACCCACTTACTATTAATAGACCCAAGTCTGTCAATAAATCTCTTATCATAAGTAAAGTTGTGTCCTATCAAGGCTTGCTCCCCAAGCCACGTGAGCAACAATACACTAAACTCATCTGTGACTTGAGGAGCAAATGTCTTACCATCCCACTGCACCAAGGGAATATATATTCCACTGGGATTGGGATCTTTGTTAGGCATCCACCGGGAAGGGGATAAAGATATACCCAACAAAATACTATCATGTGCTGTTTCAGTGTCGCATGCTACTGGAGCATCAGGACTCCACATAGTGGTTATTTCGTTAAATCTTTCTAGAGTGAAAACTATTTCAGTTGTAGGCTGTGACATATATTCCTATTTTGCCCATTTACTTAAGGTTTATTACACCTTAACACCTACATCCGAATGCATACATTTGATTCATCCCTTGCATGCTCAGTTGTTACCCTGTAAGGCACGGGATTTCCTTGTTTCATTGTCTTGCAATGAAATTATTTATTACCATTATTAACAGTAGGCCACACACTTGCTACATCCTGCACTGTACGACCCATATACTCTCTATTTCGAAGATAGATATCCACGCAAGCACCAATCATTTCTGTAAACTCTGAGTTATCCGTAACCTTTTTAGGGACTGGAAATGCTAGAATATCTTCGGAATCATAACCAAATGCCTGAAGACGACGCTTAAAGCTATCAATACCATACTTAGTATTGATCAAATTACCTTCGGCATCAACCTTCTTTAGAATAATATTCTCATACACTGCACGCTCTACTCCCTGAACAATGTACTTCAGCTTAAGTCCAAAGGACCCTGTGCTATAGGAGGT